TAATAAAAAATGACCCGAAGGCCAAACTTTATTCATAAACTGATGGATGTTTCCATATCTTTCTTTTAGTTAATTTATCTTCAAATTTACTGAACTTGAATCGTTTTTGGTAATCTATAGTGGAAAGTGACTCATTTCCATTAGTTTCTCTCCATTGTTTAAATGCTTCGTATTCAGATTTAGACATACGAGTGAACACAAGTTGACCATCAGCATCATTATATAGATTATAATATTTTAAATCTAAAAACATAATTTCATCATAAGGAGGAATTGTGTATAATAATGTAGGACCAACTGCCATTTCGTATAATAACTTGTTAAGATCACTATATGTGGTTGTTATAGTATCCAGAGCGAGTTGAAGACTATCTGATATAGCTTTTTGTGCTGCTAATGCTTGAGTATTAGTTACTTCAACAAATACTACTTTTTGCTCATAACGAGTGATAGTGTCTATTTGTTTTTCAATAATGATTTTTTGTTGTGTGATTGTACCTTCTAAGGTGCGAAACTTTTTATTGATGGCATCTGCTTGTTCAACAGTCATCACAACAACTTTTGTGATACCATCATCATCAATAGTTTCATATGGGTACTTACTCGTTGGTTGGGACCTCAAGGTTCCAGTCAGACTTAGGACGAGTAGGAGTAGGAGGAGGTGTATTAAGTTGCTCTTCATAGGTTTCTACCTGCTCTGTTAATGTTGAAACTTGTTCTGTTAATTGTTGATTCACAGAATTTAGTTTTTGATTTTCAGAAGACAGGGTTTGGTTTTGGTCTGTTAATGTTTGATTTTCTTCCACTAATGAAACATTTTCCTTAACAACAGTAACATGCCCATCACCAGCCATGAATACATCAGCTATAACAAACGCTACAACCAATAATAAAACTCCGTATAAAGCTAATCTTTTTTTCACTTTTTACCTTTGCTTAATAAAATAATTTCTCTTAAATCTTTAAGAGCTTGAGTGTTATTGTCTAATGAACTTTGGATCTTACCTGTATCTGTCTTGATATAATCATTAAGTTCTTTTTGAAGATCCTCTACTTTCTTTTTCAAATCATCTTCAGCTTTTAATTGGCGCTTTAACATATACCATAAAACAGCACCTAAACCAAGTACAATAACACCTAACGCACCATATTGAGTTAGTGTTTCAAATACTCCAAATGATGGAGCAGCTTGTAAAAATACAATTAATTGACTCATTTTTTATCTCTTAATTCTTTTTCAAGTTCATTGATTTTAGCTTGCATAGCATCTTTCTCAGCCATATTACGTTTAAACATATACCATCCAACAGCACCTAATGCTAATACTACTAAACCTAACGCTCCGTAGTTAGCTAATTGTTCGAATACTCCAAACCCAGTTGTTGATGCTTCTAATAAAATATTTGTCATGTGTTTTATTTTTTATTGTGTAAGTAATTACTCATTATATTACCTATAGCGCCTAATTTCTGACGTATAAATATCCACTCGTCTTTAACTATTTTATGTTTTTTATTAATATAATAAATCCCCATCACACCAATTATTCTTCCATCTATATCAGTTAAGGATAATAAATAACATGATTTATATTTATTTTCAACACAAAATGTTTCTAAACCATAAGTTGGATCATTTTCAATATCTGGTACTAGTATTTCTCCATTCTCATATAATTCAGCCATTGGTTTATTAAATAATGATACTGGTATGTTTTGGTAAACACCTTTTATAGATATAGTGTTGGGTGTAGTTATCTCATGAAATACTGAGAATTTTTGGATTGATTTACCAGTTGGATAAAAATGACCTCCATTATGGAATTGAGCGATATAGATTTGATCACACTCTAACTCATTAAGTATTACATCTAATTGATGTTCAATTAACTCATTATACTTAATAGCATCTGGGATTGGGTCTGAGGGTCTTTTTTTATATTTACTCTTAGCCCATTCAAGCAATATTGGCCCTAATACAGATGTAATTAGGGCAATTATAATTGGCACTACAATCTCACTCATCTTTTACTTTAATAAATTATAGTACTCATTAAAATGTTTAATGCGATCCACTAAGCCAAGTGTACCACCATTTACTCTTTTAGTAACAGCAGTAACAGTAGCTTCATCAGCTCCCTTATCACATATTGACCATAAATTATTTGAATTAAAGAAAAACGCAGCTGATGCTAGTGGGAATTTACTAGCTACTAAATCAGGATTTGTGGTAACATCCTCACCTATGAATTGAGCAAATTTAGTGTAATTAGCTCTACCTGTTAATTGAATATATCCACGTCCACGGAAACGGTATCCATCACCTGATGCTTCATCACCATTACTCATTCTATTTCCATAAACACGATTAGCTATTTTTTCAGGTTGTTTAGCGTAAGAATTAGCTAAGTCACCAGGAAAGTATTTTCCAAATACTCTCTTTAAACCATCAACTGAGTAGTTCAGGTTTTCGTTTATTGTTTTGAAATTACCTGACTCATGACTGCATTGTGCTAAGAAATGAGCTAAACGTAATGGAGTAGTGATATTGAATTTAGCTGCTGTGTCTGGTATTTGAGCGATTACAGCATCCGGAATATGTCCTTTTAAAGCATCTAATTTGAATGAACTAGAAGGAATAACTGTTGGAACAGGAGTTGGAGCTGTCGCCCCAAACATTTTACTCCATGTATTATCTCCTACAATACCATCTGCTATTAATCCATTTTTAGCTTGCCATTCTTTAACTTTAGCTTCAGTCATTGGTCCGAAACTGCCATCAGCTCCTAAACCTAATAGTGTTTGAAGTTGTTTTACTTCTTCTCCTTTCGATCCGTTTTTTAATAACATAAGTGTTTTTGATAATAAATATCATAAACCTTATCTCGATTCAATCAGAATTTGATCAGCTTCAATCTCAGTTATAGTAGCAGCTAATTTATTACCTATAGCGACAATTAATAAATCTTTATTACGACCACATAATTTTATTTCTTTACCCACCTCAATTCCCATTCCAATAATTCGCTCACTAGCCATATTTTCTTTGATGCCAGTCACAATGTAAGCTCTAGGGTAAATAGTTACTTCAGATAATTTCATTAGTTGGCAAAGTATAAACGTTCATGATTATATTTAGCTACTATATTCTTATTTGCTAACTTACCATATGAGTCTACAATATCAGAATATACTTCATTAAGTGGTTTTTTACTGGTAAATAGCTCACCTACCCAATTAGCAAATTGGTTATTAGACTCATCAACAACATTTTGAGGTATGTTAGGTAATCCACAGTAATACGCTTCTCCTACTTCACTAATAAACATTCCTGTATAGAAACCTTTTAATCCAAATCTATTCACAAATCGATCTGCGTTACACCAAATAAAAACATTATTGTCTTTTTTATTCAAATGCTCAACTAACCCGTTATCAATTACAAATAATCGATTAAAACCAATCCCAAATAAGCCTGATGGTGATCCATGACCCATCATCATTACTCTATCATGACTCTCAATTAACTCAATTATCTCATCTCTAGTTTTATCTTGAGTAATAACTGTTTTATCTTCTATACCTTCATAAATGGGTTTTAGGAAATCAGTTGAATAATCTGATGGGTGTATTACTAATGTCTTCATTTTATTAATTTTTTAATTTTGATAACAACACGACGTTTAAAACAACTCAAAGTAGTTTGAAATGTATTAACTGGTGTTTCTTCTTTTAATTCACTAAGTGCTTTCTTTAAAGTAATCTTAATTTTAGGATTAATTTTAATTAACTCAAAGAATTTATCTAAATGAGAAACTGTTTTTGAATTCCATCTACCATTTGAAAACTCAGTCAATGTGATTCGTGTATCACTTATTGTGTCAAATAAGTAAACGGTGATTGTTTTGTCCCAACTGTCTGTGACGAATTGTAATTCTTGGTTACCTGAAAGTGATACTGATTTGCTCATAACTTTTATTATTTTTAATTATATCTAAATATAATAAAGAATGGCCCGAAGGCCAAACTTTATCCATGAAAGGTGTTTAATATTTTATTTAATATCAGTTGACTCAATTAAAGTGTATGTAAATGAATTACCATGAATATCTTTCGCTTTACGACAAATAGTCATAAATGTTTCAAAATCCACAGCTTTTTTAAATACTTGACATCCTTCAGACCAGTTTTCAACATAAGTTGAATCAGCTCCTGCTTTATGGATATTGATGCCAAATACACCTTCTTGTATTTTAGCTTCATCATAAACCATATCACGGTTAGCATCACGATAAACTTTAACTGGTTTGTTTTGTCCTAATGCTTCATACTTACCACCATGTAAACGGATAATATGTGAACCACGATACTGTCCTTCTACTAAACGAGCAACTCCTGCTGTGTTATGATACTCTTTAACACCCTTCTTTCCAGGATCAGTTGTTGCGGGCCAGATGTGAAATTTCCATTCACCATTCTCTTTATAAGAAATTGTCAACCAATCATCAAATACATTAGTTACTGTTTGACCTGTAGCTGAATTGCGGATACCAACAATATTAACGTCATATCCTTTGTTGTTTGCATCTTCAAACCAAACATATCCTTTTGATTTTACTGCTGCTTCAATTTGTTCTCTTGTATAATTCATAGATAATAATTTATCTATAAATATTATTAGAATGGTAAATCTTCTTTAGATTTTGGTTTGAAATATTCTTTCAAAAATGATTCAGGATACAGCATCACATTACCTGTATATTTTGGGTTAGATATTTCTCTCAGTTCCACTGTTATATTTTTACGCACAGCGGAAAGATATACTTGTTTACCTAAGTCAGAACCTGCTGGTTTGCCTAAATAATCATATAATGACATCATCTTATCCATTGATCACCTCCTCCATTGCCTTCCATTCTACTTCAGTACCCTCATCACTGTAGTTACCTGTAGGCATTGCTAAATGGATGTTTTCGTTTTCATCTTTTCCAATCGCAATAAATCCAAATCCTTCACAGATATAAGGAATCATTGTACTTTTAGGTAATTCAGATACTATTTTTTCAATATCAAAATCCCATCCCATTTCAGGGTCATTCAACTCGACCCATTGTTTGCTAAATTCAGCCATATTATTTTATACGTATTAAATTATAAATCCATGCGAAGTCATTGTATTCAACAGCGAGAAAATCATCCCCCACTTCATTTTCCATTAAATAAAGTCTACATCGTTGACCTTTTAAATCATAAGCATACCAATACACAGCTGATCCTTCAACTTCAACTTCTTTAGAAGTAGAATAAATTGTGTAATACTGAGGTGTTTGTGAATTAATAGATATAACTGTCGGTTCAATTTTTACAATAACACCATCAATTACTTGAGGACCAGCCCACTCAAATTCTCCGGTCCAATTGTTTTTAACTCCTACATTTAAAGTAGTTGCTCTAGCGAATGCTATATCCTGAGCAAATGTTATTAATAATGATAATGATAATAACAGAGTTGTTAATAATTTTTTCATAACTTTTATTTATATCCTAATATAATAAAAATAGGCCCTAAGGCCTATTTATTTTTTTATCCTCTTTTAGCGTACTTATCAAAATCCGCTTGAGCCTGTACATTGGAGGGGTGTTTAGAGGATGCTTGATATCCTAAATTTCCTCTTACTAATTCAATATCTCCATATCTATCAAAAAATGATTCTCTCCATTCTTCTAATTCTTCTTCAGTTGTGATAGGATTTTTAGTGAATGTACCCATTCCGATATTAGTAGGCAATTTATCATCAGCTTTTAAATCAGAAAGTTGAATTGATTTAACTGTGATTTTATCTTCACCTTCATTAATAGCTTCTATTTTTCCCTTTATGACCTTAACCGCTTCAGGATTATTTTCTAGATCTTTTAAAAGTTGTTGTAAAACATCTTTACGATATTTTTTTAAGTCAGCCTCAGGATTAGTTGTTAAATCTTTTGGATCAGGATGAATACTACTCTCAACCAACAATTGATCACGTCTCCACTTATAGATATTAAATGCCATAGTTTTATTTTTTATTATAAATATTATTATTTTTCTCCTCAGCGCTAAGTAATCCCTTCCCAAATTCTTTTCTTC